AGGTGTTCATCCATCATATGGCGCTTTTTTTCACGCTCAATAATGGACTGGAGTTCTTCGAGAATCTGCTGGAGTTTAGCTATTTCTAGCTCTTGTGTAATCAGTTCTTGATTCATTAGTGGAAGAAATCGTAGGCTGTGTCTGGTGTTGGGTCGTAATTTACTTCAGCTTCAAGAGCTGGTATTAACTCCAGCTCAAGGAGCTCTGTCGTGTGACTATGAAGATGTTGATCCATTTCATGCCGTTTATTTTCACGATTAACGATGCCTTCAAGCTGCTTTAGTATTCTTTCAAGCTTGTAAACCTCATATTCTTCTTTTGGTAAATAGTTATAAGTCATGAGTGGTTACGGATGAAAGTTTTACATTTGGCGACTTGATCAGCATCGATAACTTGATCAGGATCGCAAGAGTTAGACAGCATCAAACCAACACCTTCTTTGATTGCATTGAAGGTGCTGATGTAGTAGCTGCTAACCAGAGAACCAGCTCTGGTTTTGAAGAAGATGATCTTCTCCGTTTTGCTTGTGTAGCGTCCCAAGCTTGCGATCAGGAAGCCACCGGATTCAGTGTTGACGTTCATTGGTGCGTTAGGCGAAGGGTGATACGGACTGGGTGTTGTACCCATTCCATTGTTTGGCTTGGTTCATAGCTTTAATTAAGCTGCATACTGCTTTGTCGTCACCAGTAGCCACAGACACCTCCAGGCGGTGCTGAAGCATCGCTAGGACGCTATTGGTGTTGATTGGTTCGGAAGACTCCTCCAAGCTTGGTCCGTCCTCGCTCAAGTCGATCTCAGCTTGTGAAGCTGTGATGTCGTTGTATGCAGTGGAACGTGAGACGCAAAATTTGGCGCTAACCATTGTGGCGACTGAAGCGGTACGGATACCCCTTTCCAGCATTGCTCTTGTGTAACTGAGGCGGGCTTGGACTTCCTGTTGGGTTGACATTTGTTGAGTTGTAAGAGTTAGAAGAGTTGGACAAAAAAATTAAAGGGTGCAGTGCTGGAGGATCCGAATCTTGGCTAGCAGGATTTCGGTTTTAGGCGTACAAGCGCATTCGTCCGTTAACAGGTGCTCAATGTGAGCCAGATCCTCGCTGTCGAGTTCAATAAAGTCTTGAAGCGTTACGCCTGTCCATTCGGCTGTGAGTTCTTTCATTTGAGGTTTGGGTTTAGTTCTTGTGGTGTTGGAACGCCTGCCATTTCGTCCATAAATAGCTCATGATCGATTAGATCTTGGAGTTTCTGGCGGTCGTAGGCGTCCAGCTCCATGGCGTCGATGTCATCGTCAGATGGTGGCCATGCTGGCTCCAGCTCGTTAGGAAGCATGAAGTCGTCGGAGTTGTTCATTAGTTGAATCGTGGTGTGTTTTGGTGCGGGCCTGTGATGTACCAAGAGCACACATTCCCTGGGATGCCGCGATTAGCCAGTGATTGGTTGTATTGATCGGCTAGGTAGTCAGCATCCCATTGGTTAGTGGTTAATTGATGGATGACTTGATGGCCGTGTCGTTCGGTGTACTGGCAAAGATGAAAGACTTGAGACTGTTGGTTCATGTTGGTTTGTGTTTCCACTCCTCTAGTATTGCACAAGCTATGGGAGAAAATCAATAGGCATAAAAAAAGACCCCTTGCTGGGGTCTGGTGTTTGTTGGAACGGTGGCTTAGGTGTGGACTGATCCATCAGAATCAAGGCATCCAGGCATCCCACAGGTTGGAATAATTCCTGCCAGCCGGATGGTTGTATGTGTTTCCTCCTCCGCTATTGGGTCAAATTCTCGCAGAAGGGTTTTAACGTCTTTGCCTGTCTCCATTGACCACATGGCAAGTTTCCACCACTGGGCGGTGGTCATCACCCGATAGTGATCATTAGAAAGTTCCTTAGTCTCAGGATCAAGGAGTGGCGCACGATAGAGAGTGTTCATGGTTGGTTAGTTGATTGAATAAAAAAAGGCCCGGCCTAAGCCGGGGTTGATTGTGTTGGTACGGATGACGCGATGAAATAATAGTGGTCTTGATCGTATCCACTGGCTAAAAGCTGAACTTGCCATTCAGCCATTGGAGACGTTTCGATCAAGGCCAGTGCTGCGGCTTTCGCGTTTTCCATTGCGTCGAGGTCGTTGTCCCATTCGAGCGTCGCTCGCCAGGTTTGATCATTGTCTCGCTTATGCGAAGCCGTGATTCGCGAGCATCGGTGAGTAGTGGGCCCGATAAATTTCGTGCGAATAAGTGGGCCAGAGCAGAGCATCATGATGTGATTGATTGGTACGGATAAAAAAAGGGCTAGCCGTTAGGCCAGCCAGTGTGCTGTTGGAGTGGTTACTCCTTGACGTAACAGTCAAACCAAACCTCAGCCTTGCGAGTGTCGGGATGGCTGCAGTGTGCTTGCGCTTGATCTTCTGTTAAACCTGTTTTGATCGTGCGGGTTTGCTTATGCAAGGTCGGATTAAACCAGCGAACGATTTTGTAAGTTTGCATAGTGTGGTTAATTGGTTCTCTAGAATACTAACAGACAAGAGGAAAGCCCGGCAGAGCCGGGCGATTCCTTAGTTCTTGGCAGCTTCCGCAGCTTCGTCGATCTTGCGGATCGCTTCCGTCGCGTGCTTGATCACATCCTCTAGGTGATCCCTCCCGTCATCGTTCCACCTCTCAGCGGAAACATAATCGAGGATTGAACTCCTAAGAATCTCTTTGCCAATACTCCGTAACTCAACGCTACCCGTCGCCGTCCTTGCTTCAATCTCGAAAGCTCGAAGCGATAAACGGCAACCGGAAGCGTCGAAACGATGGGTGACTTTGTGGTCCATGGTGTTGTTGTTTGTTGGTACGAAAGGGGAATAAGCCCGGCCTAAGCCGGGCATCGATTAGGCGATTTTAGCGGTGATTAAGGTGTGAACCTTATCAGCTAGTTCCTCGCATTCAGCGTCGGAACGTGTCTCTGATTCCATCCGAACGATCTGACAAAGAGCTATGTATAGTTCTTCATCATCGAACGTACCGGCGGAAACCCGCTCATGTACTTCAGGAAGTACAGAGCGGATGACTGCGGCCTGGGTGATGTTTGACACGATCAAACGAAGCTAGGTAGCTCAGGCGCTAACGCTGCGATGCGATAGAGCCGATGAGGGTTGATCCGAGCCCGTAGCGTTGCAAGACGTTGAGCGTCTTGTTTGTTATTGGGACGACCGACCTCTTGCCAGCCTGCCTCAATTCCGTCGTACCTAATGACAATGTGGCGCATGGGTTGGTCCGTTGGTTGGGGTGGTCTGAAGGGTCGCTTACCGGCTTGTGTGCCGTGCCTTCAGAGTGGTTTCCTCGCATCCACTGGGAGCAGTCCCCGTGCGGGGTGAGCCGGTGAAACCGCAGGGCGAGAGCTGGACGTGGTGCCCGGCCTGCCTGCGATTGGAGCGGATCGGCTCCCAGTGGGTTCAGTTGTCGAGGTTTCGCGAAGTCCAAAACGTTTCCGCTTTTTTCTTCTCCCCTACAATAGCAAAATTTTCACAGAATAGTGATCTAACAGGCTAAAGAAATGTTACGGATTGGTGGGGGGCAGCGTTGCGATTTTTTCAGCAAAGGTGAGGTTCCCGCACACCCCAAACATATATCCGTTAAATAGTTCTCTTGTAATAAAAAAGCCCCCACATTTAGTGGAGGCGGGGGTGGGGGTTGAGTTTTGCGGTCGTATCAGTCGGCCCTGTCCTGAATTTTGATAGTCAGATCAGGCGCTTGGATATTGACGGTTTCAGTGGACTCACCAATTACGCGCCCAATGGAATCCAGCACCTGGCTTGCGGTCTGCAACTGCCCCTTCTTGATCGCCTGATTAAACAGTTTGGTACGCATGTGCTGGAGTCGCGCCAACATATTTTCGCGGTCAGACTTCCAGTCTTCATCAACGAGAAGCTTTACTTCGGCCCAATCACGCCAAGCGGTATTGATGCTGACCTGTTCACGTTCAACGTGCTCATAAACAAGCGCCCTAGCCGACAACCCTTCAAGTTGCCGACGATATAAACGCCGCACACGGTCCTCTTTTGCATTATTGGAGCGGCGTTCGTCTTGAGTCATGCTTGATACGACCTTTTCCAAGATCTTAACTGGTAGAAAGGCTTCTAGCCTCTGATTAAGGGGGGCAGGGGTCAAGAATCTGTGTAATGTGGCATTTATGAGCCAAAAAACCGCACCAATTGAGCTTCGATGGGCTCAAGGGCAAGTATTTTCCTGTGAAAAACGTTTTCGAGTCCTAGTAGCAGGACGCCGCTTCGGTAAATCGTATTTGTCTTGTGTTGAATTGGTGCGTGGAGCGATCAATCGCCCTGGGGAGACATTTTTTTATTGTGCTCCGACGTATCGGATGGCAAAGGACATTGCGTGGCGAGCATTAAAGAAACTTGTGCCACAAGTTTGGATCAAGAGTAAGAACGAGACCGACTTACGCCTTGAGTTAATTAATGGATCAACGATCGAGTTGAAGGGAACAGAGAACGCAATGGCTTTGCGGGGCCGCAGTTTGTCCGGGGTGGTATTGGATGAGGCTGCCTTTATGAGTTCGGACGTATGGTTTGAAGTTATTCGACCTGCGTTAGCGGATAAGGAGGGTTGGGCATTATTTATTTCAACACCGGACGGTACAGCCAGTTGGTTTTATGACTTGTGGTGTTATGTACCGGAGGACGAGACAGGGTTGTGGGAACGATGGAGTTATACGACGATTGACGGGGGTAATGTCAGCAAGCATGAAGTGGAAGCTGCCCGCGCCCAACTTGACACGAGAACATTCCGTCAAGAGTTTGAAGCTAGCTTCGAGAATTTAACGGGACTTGTTGCGATCAGCTTTGGTGATGAGAACATCTCTCAAGAAGCCAAAGACATCAAGATTCAGCCATTACTACTTGGAGTTGACTTTAACGTCGATCCAATGAGTGGTATTTGCGCGGTCAAGGATGGCGAGACGTTATATGTATTTGACGAGATTATGTTGACGGGCGGTGCAACAACCTGGGATTTTGCCGAAGAAGTTACACGTAGATATGGCGTAGATCGAAGAATTATTGCTTGTCCTGACCCTACAGGCGGCGCACGAAAAACAAGTGGGGTAGGTGTAACAGACCATGCAATTTTGCGTCGCAGTGGATTTACGGTCCAAACACCAAGAGCACCATGGAAGATCCGCGACAAGATCACAGCAGTGAACACTGCATTAATGGATGCATCTGGAGCGCGAAGGACGGTAGTGCATCCAAGGTGCAAAAACCTAATTAAATCGCTGCGAACACTGACGTATGCACCTGGAACAGGGCTACCAAATAAGAATTTAGGAGTTGACCACGCATTTGATGCGTTTGGTTATTTAGTTTTGCAACAGTTTAATTTGGCAAAACCAGAAACAATGGGGCCAACTTCTTATCGGTTGTATTGAAGTTGTTATTGGACGTGTTGCCAAGACCGTCCAACAATTGCTTTGTATGCAGTTGATTGCGCTACATCAAAAGCTAAGCCGCATTCAAACGAGCTAGCGCCACCAGCAGCAAATTCACGCATTTCACGCACGGTATCTTCCGTCAGTTTTGAATTTTGCTGGTCTTCGCCCTTGCGATAAAGAATCTGTTTTCGTTGTGCGATCTCTTCAGGGCCTTGAGTAGTCACAAACTTGTGATCACAGACGGTGCATTTCCTGTAACGACGAATTTCTCCTGGCTTTTTCTTGTTGATAGAGATGACGCGGCTATTGCTCCCGCACTTTGGGCAGTTCAAGGTTGATGTTGATTGGCACGAAGGGCTAGACTAGACCAAAGATGATCCCCATCATGCCCCAAGGCCCTGGAACTTATGGCACAAAAAAGGGTCGCCCCCCCGCCAAGAAAAAGAAGGGCATGAAGAAAGGCTCCAAGAAAATGCGTTGCACCTGTGGCAACTAGAAACGAGCCTACAGATAAGGCGCTTTATAGCCGTGTCAAAGCGGCTGCTAAGCGTAAATTCGCTGTATATCCCAGCGCCTATGCCAATGCTTGGCTGGTGCGGGAATATAAAAAGCGTGGTGGCACCTACCGGAAAGTAAGTGATGGCGGAACGAAAAAAGCCAAAAAAACCAAGTAAGGCCAGCAAGCCCAAGGGTGGGCTTAGTCGTTGGTTTGATGAGAAATGGGTCGATGTAAAGACCGGAAAGCCTTGTGGACGCTCCAAAGGCGAAGACAGGGATTATCCAGCGTGCCGTCCATCAAAGCGCGTATCCGCCAAGACGCCTAAGACAACAGGAGAGATGTCACCTGCGGAAAAAGCACGATTTAAGCGTGAAAAGACTGGTTCAAAAAAGATAAGTTACCAGCACAAACGTCGTAAACCCAAAGGCAAGAAGTAGAACGTTTCATTGCCCATGGCGACTAAGACAGAGTAGAATCACGGCATAGACCCTTTTATGCCCAGCCATGGCCATCCTTCGTGGTGAACAAGGTGCTGTTCAGTTCGACGCTGCTGGATCTTCCAACGCCACCATCGTTGGAACCCGTAGCTGGACGCTAAGCATCACCAAAGACACGCTAGACGTTACCGATCACGGTGACACATCCCGTTCATTTGTCGGCAGCTTGGTTAGCGGTTCCGGCACCGTTGAACTGGTGTACGACCCAGACGCGACTGGTCAAGCAGCGTTTGTTGAGGACGTACTTACCAATGCAGATACTGCAGACGCCACGTTCGAGTTGTTTACAACTGGCACAACATCCGGCACTGATTCCGTCAGTTTCGCTGGCATTATCACCAGCATGGACATTGCGTCCACAGTTGGCGATTTAGTTGTTGCTACCTGCAACTTCATCACCAGCGGCAATATCACCTCCAACCTTGAGTAAGGGTTAGGGCAATGGCAGAACGCAAAAAGCGTAAACGTGGCCCCAACCTTAGTGTTGGGCGCGGCGAAAAACTGCCTGCCAGTAAAGGTGCTGGCTTAACTGCCAAAGGTCGTGCGAAATACAACCGGGAAACCGGTTCTAATTTGAAACCACCAGTCACAGGTAAGCCAAAAACAAAAGAGGAGGCTGCCCGCAAGCGTTCTTTCTGTGCCCGAAGTCGTAGTTGGACTGGTGAACGAGGTAAAGCAGCTCGTCGTCGCTGGGGTTGCTAATCACTCATTTCTAAAGTGTCATGACCTACTCAGTCCCCGGCTCAGTCAGAACCCACCTCGTCAGCTCCTCTTATTTAGGATCAGTTGATAGTCCATTTGTTCGCACCCGAGCGGTGATCGATCAAATGAAGGGCTGGGAAATCATGAAAGCCGTGGTCTCCGGCACTGAGTATCTACGTGATAACAGCGAAGCATTCCTGCCACTAGAACCCCGCGAAGACTATTCGGCATACCTGGCGCGTGTAAATCGTGCTGTATTCACGCCTTACACCCAGCGGTTGATTCGAGCGGCATCAGGTTTGATTCTGCGTAAACCAATCAATATTGTTGGCGATCCATATTGGACAGAAGTCTTTAACAAGGATGTTGACGGTTGCGGTTCAGATCTAGACGAATATGCACGTCGTTTAGTTGGTTGTGCATTGACCTACGGGCATTGCCATACGTTGGTTGACTTTCCCGCTCCAACAGACGCCCGAAGTCTTGCAGAAGAACGTGCATTAAATCGTCGCCCATATTGGATTGAAGTTGACCCAACCAAAGTGTATGGCTGGCGTTTGGATCGTGAATCTAATTACGGCAACTTGACGCAAGTGCGTATTGGCGAAAAAGCTGTTGTTTCTGATGGTGAATTTGGAGAAAAGGTTTATGACCAGATTCGTGTCATTGAGCCGGGTCGTTATCGCGTCTATCGGCAAGAAGAGCAAAAGAAAGCGATGCAAGGGAACTTCCCATACCCCTCTTCGTTTGACCAATCAGACGCTACGGCGGAGTTTGAGCTTGTTGAGTCTGGGCCGTATTCACTTGATCAAGTCCCCCTGGTCACCATTTATGCGAACAAGACGGACACGTTGACAAGTCGTCCACCACTTTTGGACATTGCTCATCTAAATCTTGCTCACTTTCAGCGCCAAGCTGACTTGATCCACAGCTTGCATATTGCATCACAACCGATGTTGGTGCTTGAGGGTTGGGACGATCAGACGAAAGATATGGCGATTAGTGTCAACTATGCGATGGCGACGCAGCCGGGAAACAAGGTTTACTACGTGGAGCCTGCCGCTAGTGCTTTTGAAGCGCAATCTGCGGAGATCCAAGAGTTACAGCAACAAATGGCGACGTTGGGTATCAGCACGCTTAGCCAACAGAAATTCGTAGCTGAATCTGCCGACGCACGACGCTTAGACCGTATCGACACGAATTCAATGCTGTCGATGGTCTCCATGGATCTGGAGTCAGGTTTGCAAAAGGCTTATAACCTGGCTGCTAATTACTTGGGTATTGAGCCACCTGAAGTGAAGATCAGCCGTGACTTCGATCTTCAGCGTCTTATTGGTCAAGACATTACGGCAATGGCTCAGCTATTCCAAGACAGCATTATCGACCGCGAAGAGTTCCGCGAGATGTTGGTACAGGGTGAAATCCTGCCTACATCAGCAGAGTCGCAGGACCAAGCATCAGAGGTACAGTAGGGGCATAACAGCTCTTGTTCTCATGGGACTTCGTTTTGAAGAGATCAACCCTCCCAAAAAAGAGGGATCTTCAGCTTCTGCTGCAAAGAAGGAAACTAAAAAAGCTAAAAGCAGTAAAGTAGAAGAGTAAATCTACTTTTCCCAATGGAAGAACAAGTCATCCAGGAGACGCCTGTGGCAACTCCTGATCAGCC